AGAAGATAAAAAAAATACGACGATGTCTATGGCTCCCTATTTGGACAAAAAAATGCAAGTCATCGGGGAAGAAAAATATTCAGAATTTTGGACACATTTGGCATTACTAATGGGTGAATGTTATAATAAAGATGATATGATTATTTTTCGTACATATATTGAGACCGGAAATCCTAGTCTATTAGATTCGTTTCAAGATTCGGTAGAACAGGGGTCAGCAGATATTTGTCCCAATTGTATTGATGAAGCTGAAGAACAATTTCCCGATTATTTTGATCCACCAGACCTACCTCCTCTTGAATGTCCACGGTGTCATGGTATGGCGACTACTGGTGGAAGAGATTATCAAGAAAATATTACTTGTACTTGTAATTAATGTGACCGCATTATTTCCGCTCGGGCTGGTTTAAATTTATCTAAACCGGGAATATAAAATGCTTCTATTCTAGCCCTTGCTTTTGACTCATTAGGCCATTTTTTACTTAAAAAATGAAAAACATTCATCCATTTTTCGTGAAGCGGTTCTTGAATTTTTATTAAATGAATATTCTCAATTTCATTCTCAATATCTTTAATTTCATGCAGCAATTCAATGCGAATTTTTTTAAGCAATTCTTTTAAAAATGCCTTCTCGTCTCCCATTTCAATAGCATCATCGGATATCTCTATATCTTCTTCAATTTTCTTGTAGCATCGCTTTAACTTCATACCCATAAGGACGGCGGACGACGCTCTTTAGCCTGATTTGGTTTTTAATTTGATAACACATATTACTTTTTTGTATTGCTTGCAAAATAGGCGTTGTGTGGATAACTGGGTCCCAAGAATCTAATTCCTCTTCGGGAATATCATTACAACAAACTTGATGCTGTTCATAATATATACAACCGCAACGGTGCCGACCAGTGGTTGGGTTATCAACCATTCTTGCCAAAGCAAGCCTGTATTCTGTTGTAGGCGGCGGCGGCCAGTTATTGATAATTTGTGGTATAACCCACCAATTATCATGAAGTTGTTGTGCGACAGGATGTCTGAAGTATATAAACATTTTTTTTTGTATATCTTCGGGAAGACGATTATATATATCCATTGGTTACAGATGAAAGAGAGAAATATATATTTTTCAATTTAAATTGAAATAGAAATTAAATGTAATTAATATAAACAATATGGAAAAAATACACACAATCGTATTTGTATTGAATAAAGCAAAAATCCCTATAGAAAAAGCATTATTTCCTGCTTCCGCGCGAACATTAAATATATTATGTAATCCTGAAAAATATGGATGGTCCAAATTAAAGGAGAACAATGATGGAATCGCTTATATAAATATGAAAGATATTGATATAGAATATAATGTCATACTTGAATTTATTCGTATTGTAAGAAATAAGAAAGCCCGCATTGGTGGATATGATAATCATTTTATAAGCGAAATGGAACATTTTGCGATTCTTATTGGTGCTGGCGCCAATGATTGTCCGTTTCGTATAGCCATTGATGAATATATTATTAAACTCGCAGAAAAAAAAAAGGAACAAGAAATATTAGAACGACACTGTATGTTGAATCCAATGACACCAAAAGATGATATTTATCATTTATATGATTGGAAAGTTGATTCATACCATTGCCTACGCGATTATCTTCGCGCAGCCGAATGGAATGCAACAGTGCCTGCTTATGTTAGTGCATCTCCACAAACACGTACTTGTTTTTATTTTAGAAACAAAAAAAATTAAAAACACGAATATAACAAGATATCGCGATATATTTCATTGAATACAGGTATCATTTCATTATATAATGAGCTGCGAATCAATAAAGGTTGAACTTTTTTTCCAACTTTTAAACTCATTTCCATAATATAGCAAAAAACGATAAAAAATAAATTTTTAAATCGCAAATAGACAAAATCACCAATATGCCATTGATTGACGAAACTACAAAATCGCGTCGGTTTTTTTCGTAGAAAAAACTGGTAAGCATCTAATATACCTTCTGAAACTCTTCCGTAAATTGTATTTTCATTTTTTATAAAAATAATACTTTTTAATTTTGATAAATGGGAGAGCGATATATATAAAATGCGACTCTCAGATGTTTGTTCTCTTTCTGAGAAAATATAAGGGAGCACGCCATCGAAAAAACATGATGAACTATCTTCTAAAAAACATTGACCGTTTACAAGATAAGGAAAGTGACATGATTTTAATAAAACTTGTTTTAACTCTTCCTTTGTTGAATATTCATTACAAATTGTTTTCTTTTTTTTGTTCACATCGTGATATGCAATAAATAATTTATTTTTTTTGATTTGTTGAAATAATTCATCATCAAGATTATCTATATCTTGGTCTACAATATCTTTCAACACATTTAAATTCAAGTTCTCTCTTAATGACTTTTTAAAAAGTGTATATTGTTGAACAGCATCTTCCATTCTATTGGTTAGGTATTTAAAACATCCCAATGCTCCTACGCTAGCACCAGAAAACCGATTAATAGTAATATATCCCTTTTTCTCCATTTGTTGAACGAAAAGTAATACACCCATGCCATATAAACCATTAAAAGACCCGCCTTCAAATACAATATCTAATTTGTAAGGCGAATCTTGTTTTGGAATATTTTGCAATAATTGATCAATATAATTTTCAAACATTATATATCTACATAAATAATATATGAAAATTATAAACGAATATTAGTTTTTGCTTCTTAATAAGTTATCAATTTGACTGAGATATTTTGTGAATTTTTGAAGTCCATAAAAAAGTATTCCAAACAGGAGCGTTTGGAATATATATCCCCAAAAATTAGGATTAGCGTCTGTATTATAGAGAGAAGGCAAATATTTTCTCATATTTTTTGAGACAAATGGCATTTGAAAAAAGAAAAATAAAATCATCACAAAAATAGGAACTTGTAATTCATTATAAAAAGCATCCATTGTATCAGTTTCTGTCCTTTGTTGTTGTTGTCTTAATAAGTATTGTTCTGTATTATGATCATCTATATAATCTTTTTGCGAAGAACGTGGAACATAATTTGGACGCATTTGTTCATCTTGAACAAATGATCGTGTGTCTTGTGGAATATCTCTTGATGGCAATTGTGTCATGTCTTTGGAGGAGGCATGTTGAATTTCCTGAACTATTTCAGCAATCTGTTCTCTAGACATTTGTGATTTGTCTTTTTTTTCCGTTGTTTCTAAACTAACTCTATTTTGTTTATTATTATTTGGTAGATCAGTTATATCGGTTGAATCAGTGGATTCTGCCATTTAATATATTAAATATATTAGATGGAAATAATTATTACGCAAAATAGACAATTTTCTTATTAGCATCGCACGTTTGTGCTCGCATGTTATATTTATAACATTTATTGCCATATCTAAAAATCCTATTATTTAGTTTTTCTAATGGAGGTGCTTCAAATTTCAAACAATTTCTATCTGTACACACTTTACGAAATAATGTTGCCAATCCTAATCCTAAAATAATAGAAAAAATATATGGAGCAAATGGGTTATATATTAATCTTCTAATATACATATATTATAACCTATTATTTTATTTGCCTTTATTTAGAGCTGCTTGTATGGGATATTGAACAATTTTAGAAGCATCTTTCGGGCAAGCAATTTCACTTGATTGGCATTGATAACATGTATCACTTTTATCTTTATACAGAATCTTCTTTTCATTGTCTGGATTTGGATACACAAGTATTATATTTGGGTTTGGTATTGATATGTAAACAAGAAATAACCCAATTGCTAAACTAATAATAAAACATGGAACATTAAAAAATTTAAAAATGTTTATTTTTTTCGTTTTCATTTATAGTATATATCTATTTTTCTTAAATATCAAAAAATTTATCATGTTTCTGCTTTCTTTCTTTTTTTAACATTTATTTTAAATTGAATGACTTTGGGTTTTTCCTCTACTAATTCTTGATCCTGTCGTCTCACTTTTTGTTTTACCAATCTATACATAGTGGGATTAAAACTGCTTTTTTTCTTTCCTATTACCTCCATTACAGCATATTGATTTTCTCTGATAAGTTTTTGGAGCGGGATTATATCATTTATATAAAATTGGACAGCTTCATTTAATTTAGCGGTATCGTTATCATCTTTGTATTCATTCAACAACTTTTTGATTACTCCTACAGTTGTATAAAATTGTTGTTTTGCCTTATGCAATGTTGTTTCTTTTTGTTCAATGTTGAGCGATTCGTTTAAATTTTCTATAAGTACCCGTAAATGTTTGCTTCCATCTCTATATCCATCCCTAAATTCATTGAATTTTGCAGTAACCGCACTCTCATCCTCTAAATTAAATACTAAATTGAGTTTTTGTTGAATAATATTTTGTTTTACTATTTCCAAAATATCTTTTATTTCATTTATTTCATCGGGAATAAATATAACCTTTGGTCGTTTAAATTCTATATTTAATTCACAAGGATTCGCACTATTACCACAAACTGCTGTGTATATACCATCTTCGTAATTAAATAAAGTACCTCCTTTTTTATCACATTTTAAGCATGTTATTCTCCTCTCAAACTCTTCTCGTTTTTCATTCCATGACACATCTTTTTTCAAAATCTTCTGTTTTAATTTTTTAAGTCTAGAATCATATTTTTTTTTTAATTTAAAATAGATATTTAATGCTTTCAAATATTTATCCATTGTTTGATTGTTAGCTTTATTTTCCGTAGCCTTAGATTCTACTTTTTTTTCTTTTTTTCTTCTTAATTGTAACTTCTGCTTCCTCTTACCGTGTATACGTGTTTCCATTATAAACTAAATCTATATTTTATAATATTGATTATGAAGCATCTCAAAGGTAGTTTTAAATTGCGGTAAATTTGTTATAAGTTTATTTTGTTCTTTGTGGCGTTGCAATCTCATTGATTTCAATTCATTTAATACATAAATCTTATTCAGTTTGAGCTTATCTTGTTTTTCTTTAGGCGTTAATTTTGTTCTATATTTGTAAATCAATACTGTTGCTAAAATAATAGTAAAAAAACATAAAAGAGAAAAATTAAATACTTTGTTAAAGTAATTTAAATTTTTTTTATGGCAATGTTTGAGAGTTTCTCTCAAAAAATATTTGGTTCCACCTTCTATTAATATTGGCTTGTTCATAAATTATAACAGTAAAAAAGCAAAAAAAATTATACCTATTATTTATATGCCATCATTTTCTATTTTCATAATTGTAACTTTTTTCTATATGGTATTGAGAAGTTCGGCAGTGGATAACTATGAAAACAAAAAGGATAAATCTAATAACTTGTGGGCATTTGTGACATTTATATATTTTATGGTATTTGTATTATTTCAAATTAAAAGTAATATCAGTGAGACACGAGAAATTTGTGGTGCAACCCAGTGGAGTTATATTATGCTATGGACAATTGTACCAAATGTGCTAATTTTTGGGACATTGTTTGCTATTTTGAAAAGTTTACCGGGATGGAAAGGACCTTTTGCTAATACATTAGGATATTTGTTCGTTCAATTCAGAGGGTTAAAAGATTTATTGACAACTATATTAAGAACAAAACTTGATGATGAAGAAAAAATAGTTGAAGGTCCAAATACTAATAAAGAATTAACTAAAATGCTTTATTCTGTATACAAAGACCCAACCGATTTAATTAACGAAATTACACCTACAAATTGGGATGAGTGGTTTGAATCTACGCCTATTGAGAAGGTCTTTAAGAAAGAATATAGGGAAAATATTGCAACAGATCCTAAACCTGAAATCAAACAATTATATAGCTTCGTTGTTATGAGAGATTTAGTTGCCGAATTTGTATGGTTGTTTTTAGCAGGAAGTTATGTAATTGGCTTACAATCAGGTAGTTTAGCAAACTTAAGATGTATTAATCCTTCTGATAAAACTAAAAAAGATAACGATGCATGGGAAGCAAAACAACGCAACGAAGATGTGTCAAAGACTAAAAAAGTATATTATATAAGCGAATAACGAAATTAGCGAAATTTCGCAGCGGCTAAATAATATAAAACGAATAAATAACTAAAAATAGCTAAAATAAGAGATATAAACCATATAGGTATAACTGTTTTACTTTTTCTGCCTAAACCAAATTGTTTTAGACTTCCATCAGTATTATATAAAAAAGCAGGTTTTGCAACTTGAATTGCAACGAATAATGTCATAAAAATAAAAATTGATATTGACGTTATATTTCGTCGGACAAATAATCTATTCATAATGATTTATGTATAGATTAAAAATCTTGGTCTCCATCGCCATCTTCACTTGTTGGAACTTGACCAATTCCATAATTCTCTTGATCAAGTCGCGTATTCATATTATCCTGCTCTTCTAAATTGATTCTTAAAATTCCTCGCAAAGAATCTGTCACATCATCGTGTTGACCCATACGATTTTCCATTTGAGCTGTGTGTTCTATTTCAGCATATTCCGCATCCCATTCGTCGCCCGAATATTGAAATAAGGTTTTTGTTAAACCCTTTGACCATACACCTAATTTATGCTTCTTCAATTCGTTATCAGATTTTTGTTCTTCCATTGAGAATAGAGCTCCCCTTTTAAGCATATTCTCTTTTTCCCTCTCTTTCTGTTTTAATATTTTTTCCTTTATATCTTCATTATTTATATTCAACATCGTTTTTTTTACTTGGAAAAAATTAATATACACGATTAATAATTCACAAATGGTTTGATTAAGTGATTGCATTTCTCCTTCCGCAGAACTATCTCCTTGCCGAATAATCATTCTAGCGCCACTGGTTGTATACTTGCACAATACAGTAAAAAATAAATATTCCATTATTTCTTCATATATTTTACCATCAAAAATAGCACGCTTACTGCCAAAATCTGCCATAAATGGGATATATCGCATTAATATACGTATATTTTCTGTTTCACGTTTTATATCTGTTAAAAATGAAATTAAGCGCGCATTTCTGTAAAATGGTTTTAAAGATGTATACTCATCTGAAACTAACATACGAGCTAAATTTTCATGACGCTGTGATAATCCCCATTGTTTGGGAATCTTTGTTGAATACTCAACATTATTTATAATCATTAGAGGATAAATATCACAGATAGCCATCGTAATGTCTTTTAAAAAATGTCCACTATAAAGAAATGTCTCATCTTTTTTTTTCATATACATAAATTCACCTTCCCCTCTCTCTCTCCAATCTTTTATATTTTCCAAAAAACGAGTTATTTTTTCATAATTTGCATTAGTTAAACAAAAACTCTGGAAAAAGTCTAAAAATTCGCCAATCGTTTTTCTCTTTTCAGCAACTTTATCTGCTATAAAATCTCTCAAATCATCTACAGGACCGTTATCATAATCCTGTTGATTTTCAACAGAATGAAATGTATCATCATTTGCTAATAATTTTTCAATTAATACTTGGAATTCATCGCCGCTCTTATTTTGCATAGATTCTAATATAGCTCTCAACTGTTCACGTTTTGCTATAACAGTCCGTGTAAAATCTACATCAACATAATTTCCCCTACCTATAACCTTTAATAAATTCCGTAAACCTATCTTGGTAAAGCGTTTCCCTTCTTCTTTTAATTTAATAACCTTTTCCTCAAATGAATCGGTAAGTGTAATACTAGTTTTCTTATCAATACATATTGAATCTAATGATGGATGCGCTGGTATCATTGAATCAAGTTTACAGTAAAAAATAAATGCCCGATAGATAGTATTTTCCTTGAAATCATACGTTAGTTCAGGATATATCGCATGTGTATCAATATCATCATATAAGACTGCCCCCGTGAATAAGTTTTTAACACTCGTATATAAATCACTTAATTTCTTAATTTCTTTATTTATGATCTCTATTGAACCATTTTTATCACAAAAAAAATGGTATGTGTTTTTTATACCTTCATTGCAACAATTATTTTCTAAGTATGGGACATCAGCAGCATTTGCTAATAATGGCTGCTGTTTATGTAATATATTATGTATAATTGTTTGGATAGACAAAGATAAAAAGATAATTTTACCCAATAATATAGAAATTTTCTCAAATTGAGCAATAGTACCACTTCTTATACTACTTAATAAATCTTTCTTAAATTGTGAACTTAAATTTTTCGGTCTCTTGATTTGAACCATGCAAAGAGGTGGTAAAAATGTATTCCATCTCCTAATATCATGTGAATATGGAATGTCTTCTTTATCAGGATTAAGCGCAAGATATTCTTGCTTCTGTCTTATTTTTTGCTTAATTGTATCATTGACTTTCATAATTTCGTCTATTTTTTTTCTTAAATTGGCTTCAATTGTTTTTTCTGACTTTTTTGCAAGAACTTTCCATACATCAATATTTTTACTTACCTTTTGAACAATACATGCAATATATTTTAAAGCGGAAAAGTCTTTTGATCCGTCACAAGGATAACCTTTTAATGCTTTTTTACAACCGGGATAACGGACTCTTGTGCTCGCTGTAGGGATTTTTGTTTGAAGGGAAATAAGAAAGTATCCCAGTGTATATAACAATAAATTAGTATCCTTGTATATATTATATTTTGAGAATTTCTTTTTCTTTTTTCTCTTGTTGAATTCCTTTATTTCACTTTCATATGCTTGTTTAGTTGGTAAAAGGTCTATATGACGTGTTACTTGACCCGCAATATAATCATATTCTGATTCCATCGTTATTCCTATGAATTCGGACATCGCCATGACAATATTATAAATTTTTCTCATATCATCATTTATAAATTTCTTTTCAACTTGAACTGTTTGTTTAACTATCGCATCTCCCATTGACTCTTCCATGATATCTCTTGAAATCTGTTTAAAACCCTCCTCTGTATATCCTTCCGCTACATCATAATCAATGTCCGATATAATATATCCGCTATGTTTGTCAACCCACTTTCCTGCATCATCAGAGACAGTTCCTCGCTCTCGTTGAACTTCTCTCAATTTTTGTTGATACTTTTTTTTTAAAAAAGCATTTGCCAAATCATAGAAAAAGGTCGGTAATAACTTCATATCTGTCTCTTTACATAAGAACCAATAAGGTGTGTCTGGATCAGTTTTGCAATAATTGTTTACAAATTTTATAATGGTGGTTTGTTTTTTAACAAAATCATTTTGCGCTAAGATTACATCACGTAATCGCGTTTGAAGTGTTGAAGTATTTCTCTCTTCAAAAATTTGTTCAATCAAATCAATTCTTTGTTTATCATATTTTAACAATTTTTCTTCATGTAACCATTTTAATTTTTCCATTTTATCTTCATACAACACTAATTGTTCTTCTAACGTTTGCTTTAATTCCGCTTTTGAAATATTATGCGCAATATCAAACTGATGGCTTATTTGTTGCAATAAATTCTTATTAATAACCGACTTATTAAGTTTAACATCCCCACACGTTTCCTTGATTTTTAGACACTTATCTTGAAGATTACAAAACGTTTCATCTAATGCATTTCCCTCAATCGTTTTATCTACTTTCCATTTATTTTTAACACGTTTATAATAATGAATTACACCATCATCTTCAACAATAGCATAATCACCATCATTAATCTCTCGCTTACCTTTTATCATAGCAACTGTCTCTTTTTCAGCATCTTCAGAAGTCATTCCAACATTCGTTTGAAGATGAGTTTGTAGGAAGTTTTTAAATTCACCTTCACTTAATGTTCCTTGTTGGTCTTTAAATTCATTAAGAATTGAATATCGCGTTGGATCGTATTTTCTATCATAATAAATATGTGATTTATCATCATCCTCTATCAATTGGTCCATACTTGAATATACCTTTGTCAATACATAGTTTTTGCATTCATTTGTTTTGATGTTAGTATCCATATCACGTTCAATTCTTGTTAAGCTGTCTTCAGCAGCTTGTTCTATATCAGTCGTTGAATGTAAATTAATATCTTCAAGAGATAATTTTGCAAATAAATATCTACCATTATCAAATCGCATAAGTGTATTAAACATATCTTCAAATCCAATTGATTTCTCATTAATATTATATAACTCAAGTAGTTGAGGTGGAATATAGGATAGGAATTTTTTTTGTGTATTTTTTTTTGAAGCTCGCATTCTACTGTAACGATTGCATGCTCTGATATTTATATGATATGATCTTCTTAGTGCTACTATATTATTTTTGATAAAAGATCCGATTTTAACATATTGTTGATATACAATATCTTCACAATAGATTGCAAATGGTTCTAAATATTTTATAACTGAAATAAAAGAAGTGGGTCGTTTCATATCTTCCTTCATTAATGTAAATATGGCATCTGTTGTAGGGATAATTGCTTTTGTAAATTCTTCAAATCTATATTGTTTTGCTGTATGATCTATATGATCAAATAATGATATATCAACAGTCAATTCAATAAATTGTTTTAATAATGTATTTGTTTCATATTGGAAATTTGTATTAATTCTTATTGGCCCATCAACAACAGGAGATTGGGTTGTTATAATATTTGAATTGAGTAAATTCCAATAATTAAATAAAACATAATTCAATTCACATTTTTGTAAAATAGATGTTTCAGGTAAATATATTTTTGAGAAATTCATCACAGCTTTTGGGAAAAATAGAAAACCATTCACATCTATAATATCATTACGCGTTAAAGGAATTTTCTCAGTAAGAGAATCTTGTGTTTTTATATCTTTAATATTTAAATGTGTCAGTCCAGTATTATATCTATCCATATAATATTGTGTTTCTTGAAGGCGATTTAAGTCATTATCTCCCCGTTTTGGTTTATTACCGCATAAAGGAATGGGTGGAGAGAAAACAACAGATGTTTTGAATTCATCATTATTATTTACTATAACATCATAGTTATCACCAACAGGCATTGTGATTAAGGTTGAGTTTTCATCATCTATTGAATCAAAAGGTGTTAAAAAAGGATTTAAATTATGAAGAAGATTTTCATATTTATTTTGTTCTCCTCTATTACTATTATCTACAAATCTCTGATATATTTCTGTTTCTCGTGTTAAGATTGGTCCAGTTTCTAAGAATATAATATTATCATCTTGATCAAATTCTGTTGGATCAATATCATATAATTTTTTATTATTTTTTACAATTGGGATGATCCAATGAATAGAATCATTCATCTCATATAATTTTTTTGCCAAAGGTTTGTATGTTTCACCATGATGTAATGGAGCTCCTGGTAATCCATTACTATCTAATAATGAAAACATTAAACGTAATTGTTTAAAACGTTCAATTTCTGTATGCAATTCATTTATAACAGCTTTTGTCCTATATTTGCTTGGAATAACAGATAACCTCTCGTCTAACATATTTGTCATTTGTGTATGTATGCCATATCTTCTCTTTTTTTCAGGTACAACGACAATCTGTTCAATTTCTAATACTTCTTCGTCTTCGTTTGCTGTTGGGTCAAATAATATTTCATCTAGTTCCTCCTCAGTTAATTTATCGCGTGCAAATACATTATCATCTTCCTCTTCTTCCTCCACAACAGTAACATCATCATCATCTTCCCTCCCCGTTGATGTAAAACTTTTAGGTGCACCACGAATTTTGATTTGTAAATCAGGAATATCTAAAGGAACTCCTTTATAACCAAAGTCTAAATACATTATTTGATTACTGGGATACTCTTGAATTTCAATCATATCTTCGTCTAAATTCGTTATTTTTCCAATAATAATGAACGCTGCGTCGCCGCCGATATTTATTTGAACCCATGTTTCGGGTAATAAATTATTTAATCGCGCGTATCCTTTCTCTTTTGATTTTGAGTAAATTTCAATGGATTCAATGGTTTCATCGCTTAAATTACCATCCTGATAAATATTGATTTCATATGGAACGAATGTATCCGCATCTAATAATTTCATTTTGTTATCATCTAAATAGTCTATGTAAAAAATTTTATCATCTAATAATTCGTTTTGAGAAGCATTTATTTTAATAATATCTCCTAATTCTAAAAACAGATCTTTTGACATTATCTTATAAATATAGTAGAAATTATTTACTAATACGAAAAAATTGATTTTATATTTATTTAAAGATTATACCAATAATAATATAATGAATCTAGAATATTGTAATCTTGATAAGATTGTCAGCTCAACTGAGTTCTCTAAAAGTGCTAATTTGAAAGTGTATAAACAAGAAGAACTATATGTCATTCGTTACAACAAAGAAAAATTAAATTATAATAATTATGAAAATTTATTCAAATTTCGTTCGGTTATTACAGATGGAAAAACAGTATATTCAGTAGCGCCTACAAAATCACAAAATCTGTACGATTTTATGAAAAGCAATAAGTTTGAAGATTGTGTTATTGAAGAATTTATAGAGGGAACCATGATAAATTGTTTTTATCACAATGACGAATGGAAATTGGCGACAAGATCTAGAATACATGCGAATTGTAAATTTAATCAATTGGCTAGCAAAACATTTGCAGAAATGTTTCATGAAGCAATGTCTCTTTGTAACTTACATTTTAGTGATTTACATAAAAATTATATGTATACATTTGTTCTTCAACATCCAGAAAATCGTATTGTTGTTGAATTTTTAAAACCTACTATTGTTTTAGTTGAAATGAAAGAATATAACGGATCCATTATGAAAATGATAGATATTCATAATAAAGAATTTGACTATTTACGAGATATAGTTATATTTCCTAAAATACTTCATTACTATAATTCTTGGGATAATTTACTACAAGCCATGACACAACCTGATTTGCATTATACAATATTAGGTTGTATGATTAAATGTAAGAAGACGGGAAGACGAGCAAAAATCAGAAATCCAACTTATGAGAAAGTACGTCATTTGAGAGGTAATAATCCAAAAATACAATTTCAATATTATAACCTAAGAAAAATGGGGAAAGTGAGAGATTATTTATACTATTTTCCAGAACAAAGTACAGAATTCCAAAAACTACGAGAGGATTTACATTATTGGACACTGCAATTATATGATTATTATGTTATGTGTTATATCAAAAAAGAACAATCAGATTTAAAATTATATCCATTTCAATTTCGCATTCATATGTATAATTTGCATCAAAAATACTTGACAGAATTGCGTAATATGGGTTATTATGTTTCTAAACAAGTTGTAATAAAGTATGTTAATAATTTAGCTCCAGCAGCTCTTATGTATTCTGTAAATTATTATTTACGTCATCAAGTTACAGACGCGCCATAAGTTCTGAATATACCGCAAACATATCTTCTAGATCTCTTTTAAACATTTTTTCACTGGATGAATGTTTATTACTCACTGGAACTCCCAAATAGCACATGTCAAAAATATAAGGTGTTGCTGCTAGTCTTGAAAAATCACTTTTGCCTGTTTTACGAATCTCTGCCTGAGTAGGTAAATCATATGTGGTAGCGATGGTATTAATTTTATGTAAAAACTGTTGATCAGGTAATTCTTCAATACCAACACCGATGACCGCACCTTTTCCATGTTTTACTGTCGTAGAAGTTGGCGTTATATCGCTAATTAAAATTTGTGAAACGCCACATTTTTCATAAATATATTTCGCAATGCTTCCCAAACCACCATTACTCCCTTCTTCCCTTTCTGTGAATACAAGTATGCCATTTTCTAATTTTCTCGCTATATACAATAGATTTAATATACCTGCGCAATTATCTATAGCAGGACTAATAATATAATTTTTTGATTCCCTCCAATTGGAAACATATGATAAAATTGTTCCAAGTGGTATGTTACTTTGTGACCTATAAGATATATGTCTTGGTTTTTTTATTACAGTTGCCAAAACACGTTTGTTATTCACGAAACCATATAATTTATCTTTATTCTTTTCTTTTGAATGTCCTAAACGTAGCAGTTTGTTATCATGTGCCGTCATAAAACCAACCTCATCCATATGCGCTAATGCTGCTGTTCGTGGTTTTCCAAAAACTAATATAATCATATTGCCAAATTTTTTTCCATGTATGATCTTTGGTTTTTTTTTCCATTTCTGTTTATGTTTATGAATATAATTAAGTAAAAAAGTTGTCATTTTCTCTTCATTTCCAGTAACAGCGATAATACTTTGTAATTTTTTAAATAATTTTATATCAGATTTCAATAATTTTATCATAATTTATATAATAATTATATTAAATAATTGTTATATTTACTTTATTTTTGATTTAATATCTTCATAGATGGTGATTCCTTTTTGACAAACCTTTGTGAGTAACTGTGTTGCTGCCGATTTATTTGTAGGCAGTTTGAATGCTAAGCGAATTGTACTATGAGTGTCATGTGGATGTTTTTTTTGAAAACCAATATATGTCAAACTTTTCAATCCATGATAATAATCCGTATTTAAAATATATTCTATTACTTTGCCAAGTGTATAATCTTCATTGTATAATGTTAAATCATAACAATTTTTCAAAGTTGTAAGGGACTCTTTTAGTGGAAATTCATTTATATTTAATTTATTAATCATAATATCACAAGCACTTATGAGTAATTCTTTATTTGTAAAAACACCAACTGTTTCGAGAATAAAATCAAATGAATTTTCCTTGTAAAATCGTTTAGCATCATGATTATACCAATTTTTCTCTCTTTCTGAAATTTCTTTAGCTGATGACCCTTTTTTTTCTAATTCTTCAGCTTCATTTCCCCAAGCCTCTTTTTGTTTCTGTTGATCAGGTGTCATTTGATAAGAACAAGTTGATGCAACATTATACATACCACTTTCTTTAGCACATCCAATTGACATCTTGGCATCAATTTTTAGCTCTTCTCCATGAATATGTTTTGATATTTTTGGTCGCAATCGTGCAAAAAGTATATAATCCTTTGACAATGGATTCTTTGGAAACATGCTTTCTCTTGCTGAATTTGCTAGATATGTATTTGTTTTGGTATTTTTTATTTTAAAGTCACCAGTTGTAATATATTGAATAATATTTGTCTCATTCTGTTTATGAATTTCAACCACCAGATTATCTAAAGGTAAATCGTGATTAGTAATATGAATTGGAATACATCCCAAACGTTGTTTGAGAATCTCATTATTCAATCTTGAGGTATTTATGTGAAATGTTGCCTGATTTTCCTTATGTGGCGATGTTCTAAAGACAACTGTTGGAATATCTGTTAAAATAATTCTTCTTATTGCATTGATTATACTAACATTTACATTTTTTATTGTAAAACGATATATATTATCGTCAATGGGTTTTTTTGGATAGATAAATGTAATACTTTTCATACTATTTATAATTATGTATATTTTTTTTTTTTTAATCAATTTTAAGTTATATTTGAAAAATGAAAAAAGGATTTTATCATATATGGCTACAATTTTATATTATAGTAATTTTTGTGAACATTGTAAAAAATTAATTGTCCACTTATCAAAAACAAAATTAAAAGAAAAAATACATTTTGTAAATATTGATAATCGTTATAAAGATAATAATAAAACGTATATTTTGTTACCAGACGGTCAAACACTCAGTATGCCCCCACATGTTACAAAAGTTCCAGCTCTCATGTTGACGGATAGTTATAATGTAATGTATGGAAATGAGATTTATAATTATTTAAAACCGGCAGAAGAAAAACTAAAACAGCAAAATACAATGAATAATGGCGAACCTTTAGCTTTTTCAGCAGAAATCACCAACTCAATGTCGGATACTTATTCTTTTTTAGACATGAGTTCTGAAGAATTGTCGGCCAAAGGAAGTGGGGGATTTAGACAAATGCATACTTTCGCCAAATTACATAATGATGATACTATAGATACCCCAACAGATAATTATGAACCAAATAGAGTAAAAGAAGTTGATTTAACAAAATTACAAGAACAACGTATGGAGGATGTTAAAATCTAAATAGATTTGCGATGTATTTAAAAAAATAATAATAATAATTAATAACATGAATCGTGCCAAGCCAAATAGTAGCATACTTAAGGCATTTAACAAACATTTGGGAGAATTTGTTACTGATTTGATTTCTATTTTTCCAGAAGATAATACTTTAAAAACAATCAAAACATATCTTGATGGTTTAAGAAAGGTTAATCCAAGAGCTATCTTAGTAGGTTGGAAATATTATGTAACGGAAAAATATAAAACAGATATTTATAATGGGAATATTGATTACTTTTTACAGAAAGATTATCAAGCAGATGTTGGAGAAACACCTGAAGACGCTTCGTACTATTTAGAGATCATAGAAAAGTTAAGAAAGCCCTTATCACAATTAAGTGATAAAAATAAAGCAAAGGCACAAAAATATTTAAGTAATTTAACAAAATTAAGCGAGTTATATTAATTCCATGAGTTTAATTTAAAAAATATTAAGAAATACTTAATATAATGCCCAAAACAAAAGATGAATTTGTTAAGATTATGAAAGATTTCGTAAGAGATATATTAACTACTTTTCCCGAGTATACAGATATATTAAATGAAAATTTGCGAAAGATTGTTTTAAATAAGGCATCCGAAATTGAAATTCAAACATTATATGATTATTGTTCAAAAACATATCTTCCACAATTTTTTGATATTTTATATAAAAATAAGGATATATTTAATGACCCATCAGCCAATACTTTTTTCCTTCCTGATATTAATTTTTCTCTCTTATGGAACGAAAATATAGGTGATAGAACGAGAGAAATTATATGGAAATATTTACAATTAATTCTTTTTAGTATTGTCGGTTCACAAAAGGATAGTGCCTCTTTTGGGGAGACAGCAAAATTTTTTGAGGCAATTGATGAAAACGAGTTTAGAACAAAATTAGAGGAAACTATTGGCGAAATGAGCGATTTTTTTGATTCTTCAGGACAAGGACAAGATTTCAATCTTGATAGTTCTAATATAAATATTGATGATTTACCAGATGCTGAAGAATTGCATAATCATATATCAGGATTACTAGATGGACAATTAGGTATGCTTGCAAAGGAAATAGCAGAAGAAACAGCAAATGAAATGAATTTAGACTTAGAAAATGTTTCAACTGTTGGCGATGTGTTTCAAAAATTATTCAAAGATCCTGGTAAATTAATGAATATTGTAAAGAAGGTAGGAAAGAAATTAGACGATAAAATGAAGTCAGGAGAAATAAAGGAAAGTGATTTGATGAAAGAAGCATCTGATTTAATGAGTAAGATGAACAAAATGCCTGGAATGAAGAATATGCATAGTATGTTCAACAATTTAGGCAATATGAAAGGAGGACGTTTAAATACAAATGCAATGCAAGCGCAACTAAAAAGAAATATGAGACAAGCCCTTCAAAAAGAGAGATTACAAGAAAAACTTAAACGCAGGAGGGAACAAAAAGCACAAAATGAAAAAAAAATAAATACTCCAGAAAAACAGGAAGCATATGAACGATCATGGGCGCAACATTCTAAAGAATTAGTAGAAAAAACGCCCAGAATAATAAAAAATAAAAAGAAAAAAAAGAGGCGAAGAAATAAGAATAAGAATAAGAATAAGAAAAAAGGAGATAATATAAAATAAATATGAATTATATATATCAATGAGCGACACATTTTGGTTAAATAATCCCCCAGTTTTATTAAAGAGTAGCCAAATTATAGAAATATGGCCATTTAAAAAATTATCTTTGGAAAGAAAATTAAATGCTTTAACACGATTAGTTATTATATCAACAATTTTAGGATATTGTTACACACAAAAATTAGAAATAATTATAACAAGTATTATAACGTTATTGGTTGTTATTATCTTCTATCAAATAAAAAAAAAGAAAAAGAAAAAGGTGAAAGAAGGATTTAACAAAGCAAATTTCTTTAATTTAAAAGGAAACCAATTTACACAACCGACAAAAAAAAATCCAGTTATGAATGTTCTTTTAACAGAAATCAATGACAATCCGAAGAGACCTGAAGCTGCACCAGCTTATGAACCAAGTGTAGAAAATGAAATAAATACTTCTGTAGCGGATCCAAGATTATTTCAAGATTTAGGAGATAGCATCGCTTTTAATCAATCTATGCGTAACTTTTATTCTATGCCTTCGACTACTATACCAAACGATCAAGAGAAATTCGCAAACTTCCTATATGGTAATATGCCTTCCTGTAAAGAAGGTAATATTTTACAATGTACGAAAAATAATGCGGCAATGCGCCCCTATTAAATTATATCATAAATAATTTTATCCTGTATAACTATATAATGGCCTCAGTATCTAGTTTTACTTTTGATAATCTAACAAGATTAGGAGAAGATACATGTGCAATATCCGAAAGAGATATCCAAAACAATTCTTTTGGAACATATACAACAAATAACTATTTCTTACAATATTGTGGAATGAAACAACCCATTGAGTTTGCCACAAAACAACCAAATATCTTCTTTAAGGGTGGTTTTGGACCTGGAGGTGCAGGTGGATGCGTGATTGACGATAACTCGGATCTCATGATCGGTTCTATCCAAACTAACCCCAAATGCCGTATTTCCTTACAACAACGACCATTCATTACTGTTCCTTATTTAGGACGTGGCGCTGGAAATCCTGTTGACGAAGCAAAATTACAACAAGGAGCACATGTTAATAACAAAAAAAGTTGTAATACTGTTACTGAAACGCCCTTTGAAAGAGAAACACTTCGTTTAGTCCCATCCTTACAAGCTACTATTCAAAATCCAAATAATTTAATAGAAGGTGTTGCAGCCAAAGGATGGATCCGGGGAGGATTGCCCACGCGCGAACTGAATCGCGATCAAGATTATTTTCAAAGACATAAACCCTCAAACGGAAATTAAAGAGAAAAAAAAATAGTTATAATGTATAAATGGCTTCAACTAGAAATAATAATATGCGCGGCGATTATTGTCAACAACAACAATCGTATAACCAATATAGCAAATATACTCTAAATAAATCAAAACGTGTTGCTCATCATTCCACTTTACCTTGTCCTGGGGTAAATGGTGGAAGAGTACCTAATACTGTTTTAGCACATAACGCAACAGATATTGAAAGTTCTCTTTTTGGCATTAATTCTTCCAATTTAGTGGCACCCCAAAAACCAGTTCAACCAAATCTTATATATTTAGACATGTTATCTTTTGCGCCTCGTTTACATGCAATCTTACCAAAGCCTCTGATAGTTGAAAATTGTAACCGGCCTCAAATATTTCACAGATAATTTAGGTAATATTTTAGACAAATATTACATAAATATATATGAAAGATTTCATTAATAATTGTAATAATAAAATATGTTCTGCACCATCCTCTACTATATCATGGACAACTCCTGTAAATATCACTAAGGCCGGATTCGCACATCCATATGAAATATTGGTCCCCGATCAATGTTATAGAATAAGAGGTTTAGAAACGATAGGTACAAATAGTATTCATCCTGTATGTGGTCATTGCTGTGGTTCAGATACATTAACAATCTATGGAAATACTGATATTTGTGGAAATGCACATATCTCTGGAAAATTAACGGTTGACGGATTAATTGATCCCACAGGTCTCGTTTTAGATGAACAAGCAAGTTCTCCTTTTAATCCAACAAATACGACCAAAGGTCTTATTTGGATTAAGAAGGAAGATAGAGGATTATATTATAACGATTCGAGTGGTAATTCTATTCTATTAACAAGTTCATCATCAGCTGTCACAAAAAGCGCACAACACGATACAAGTATGAACTTATTAGAATCACTAACAAAAGATTTATCAAATAATATTGGTGATTTAAGCAAACTTGCTACGACAAATAAAAATAATATCATAGAAGCAATTAATGAAGCAGCAACTACTGGTGGTGCCGATATTACAGATTTATCAAAAAATGTTGCTGAATTAGATGCGAGTATGAATCTTCTTGAAGCATCTTCTACAAAACAGGATGTGAGTATGAATCTTCTTGAAGCATCTTCTACAAAACAGGATGTGAGTATGAATCTTCTTGAAGCATCTTCTACAAAACAGGATGCGAGTATGAATCTTCTTGAAGCATCTTCTACAAAACAGGATGTGAGTTTAAATAGTATTAACACGACTATAACAACACATGATGCCAGTTTAAATAAACTTGAATCAACAATTAATTTATTTGATGGTTCAAAAGCAAATAAATCATATACTGATGCAAGTTTTAATTTGAAAGCGGATCAAACCTATGTTGA